CTTGGTCCCGAGGGAAGCGAAGTGTTCGCGAACTAGGTCAATAGCATCCATCCTTCACCTCAAACCGTCAAAGTGGACAGCGCGCCGTTGCCCTCGATGCTGATCGAGCCCTCGACCATCCCGTCAAACGCGGCGCTGATGTCGAACTTCGTCACGATGCCGCTTCCGGTGTAGTAGGTGGACGTCGACGCGATGCCCTCGGGATAGAGGTTAACGGTCACGGTCGAGCCGATGGTCAGCGCGATCTGGCCGGCATCGGTCTCGTCCCAGTAGAGGTCGCCGTTGACGCTCCAGGTCTTCAGCGTGGCCTTCCGCGTGCGGTAGGTGTCGCCGATGACCGAGTCCTCGACGACGTCGGAGGAGTGAGCCAAGGAGTAGTTGCGGAGCTCGCCGATGGTGGTCGACGAGATTTTGACGGTGCCTTCGCGGCCTAAGTGGTTCGCCATTTTAGTCGGTGGTTAAATAGATGCAGGAGAAGCTGTGACGAGCGACGCCCCAACGACGTTCCTCGTCAGGTTCGATCACATAATCCACGCTTGTCAGAAGGAGATCATCACAGACGCCGCCCAGGGTCACGTCAGCCAGCACCGCGGCCTCGACCGCAGCCGAGCCCGTGTCGAAGAGGTCGTCGATGATGGTCGTCGAGCCGGCCGCCTCCGCGGTGAAATACTCGACCATCACTTGCAGCGTCCGGTACTGGGTCCGATTTGACGGCGCCAGCGTGCGGACCTCGACTTGCTCGTTGACCGCGTAGACGGCGGCTGACGGGAAGCTCGTCGAGGCAAGCGTGTTGTTCCGGCCCTTGAGGAGATTCGCCGTGGGCACGACGCCGGCCTGCGTCAGCTTTAGCCCGATGGCGTTGCGGATGTCGGTGCGGGTGCTCATCGTGGCATATTCTCCTGCACGACGCCGGCCCCGCTGATGCGAGCGAATCCAAGGTTTACGGCGCGGTTGGCGAGGATGGCGTCGACTTTCTTCAAGGTGATCTTCGCGCGGAACTCCAGCGCATCATTCACGTAGCGATCAGGGTTCGGCACCTTGATGTTGGTCGCCGTGCCGGTCAGGAACGGTTTATCGCTGGTGAAGTTGTGCGACTCGACGCCGGCCCGCGCCGCGTGACGACGGACCCAAGCTGGCACGCGCTGTCCGGTCGCGAGAGCGGCTGCGGCAAATCCAGCCTTGGCCCAGCCGACCTTTGACTGAACGGAGTTAAGATAACGGTCGGCGGATGCATCGCTGATCCACATCTGACTTTGCACCTGCCAGCGGCCAATCGGATTCCGGTCAACGTAGCCGATGCGTCCGTAGCGGTCGCGGTACTTCAAATGGAAGTTACGCATCGTCGAGACTGATGCGTTCTGATTCCAGAACTTCCAGTAAATGCGAATCGTCTTGGACGTCTCCCATCCCAGACGGACGTTGACGGTTTCAGTCCGCGCTCTCTTGGGCGGCGTTACCTTTGAGCTTCCGATCCGCTGGAAGATGCCGAGCGTCGTAATCTGCTTTTTAATTTTCCGCGTCCTTCCGCCGAAGAGATCCGATTTGATCGCGTATTCGCCCTGCTCCTTTGCAGCAGTAGTGAGGCCGGACTTGACCGGCTTTTTGCTCTTACGGTGCTCGTGCTGTCCGGTCGGCGGCAGAATCATCATTATCGACCGCGCCACGTTGCCGCCCTCCTGCTTGATGACCTTGCCTAGATCGACGCGCGCCGACTGCGCCAGCCGCTCAAGCGCCAAGTCGAGCTTCCCAGAATTGAGCGTGATATCGATCATATCACCTTCACGATATCGATCTCGCAGCCCGCGCCCTCTGCGTCGAACCGCACCTGCTCCACAAAGTAGGTCGTGCCTGCTCGCACCAGCGTCTGACTCTGCGCCGGCGTGCCCGTGACCGAGGAGGTCGTGAAGAATACCGTGAACTTCACGTCGTCCCGGCGCTGGTCCTCGAACTCGTCAAAAAGGTTCCGGCTGGAAGACCAGACGCCGGTAATCGTGCTGCCGAGGTAGGAGAACGTAATGCCGGCTTGCTCCAGAATGGCGCCCTGATCGAGCGCCAGCTGCACGGGATCGAAGTCGCGGACTGCGGCCATACTTAATCGCCAACTGTCACAACGCGCGAGGCAGGCGAGAAGGCGTCATCCTGCGCGACTCCAGAGCTTACGTGCCAGAACTCCTTCCGCACGGCGCCGGCGATGATGCACGGGGAGGAGTTGATCGTGAACATCTCCTCCGCGTCGCGGATGATACGCGGCAAGTGCGCCGGCGACTTGGCCCGCAGAATCATCGTCTGCGGAACGCGCCAAGTCAGGAGCTTCGCCTCCTGCGCCTCGTCCGCGAGGAAGACAATCGGCCGCTTGGCGACCCGCCGGCAGGCTTCCATCAGCGCACCAGCGTGATGCTGCCGACCTTGGCTGTAGCCGAACGGCGCGAGCAGGCAGATTTCGCGGCTGAAGCCGTAGTCCTCCAGCGGCGGCTGCTCATCGATCAGGTCGAACTCCGGCCGCTGGTTCAGCTGGGCGAACTCGGGGAAAAGGCCGAAGACGAAGTCGCCCCAGGGTTTCCCGCTAGCTCGATACTCGTCGTATCGGTGCGGCCAGATCTCGAGCTCGAGCACGCGACCGAAGCGCATCTTGTCGCGCTGCTTCGGATCCGAGGGCCGGACGTAGCTGACGCAGCCGAAGAGCCCCCAATACTGGGCGAAGCACTCGACGTAGACCGAATGACCTTGGCCGGCCAGATGCCGCGCAATCGGAAGGATGCGGATGATGTCGCCGAGGCGCTGATGGTAGACGATGCAGATTCTCACGCCTTAAAGACCATCGTGAGAATGTTCGGCCAGTCACCATCATTTTTTCGAACCGCGTCCTCGGGCGAGCCGATGAAGACCGGCCGAAGCCCGTTGATCGCCATCGCGTTTGCCAGCGTTTCCGGCGTGAAGTGCCAGAGGTGCTCGCCTGGGCGGCGATGCTTCCAGTTATAAAACCACTCCGCGCCGAGTGCTGGGTGATACCACGGCACCGACACGATCACGCCTTCGGCCTGGAACTTCGGCAGCTGCTCGAAGTGCTCGAGCGAGTCGAAGAACGTCAGCACCGGCCAGCGCTTCTTTTGCCAGTTCGGCTCCACGCGCACGAATGACGGCGCAGGATACGGGGAGACGTCGTAGCCCCGGCAATGGACCCAGCCGCTACGGTGGTTGATCGCCCGCAAGAAAGCGCCGGTTCCGTAGCCGATGTCACACACGATATCCGCGTCTGGAAAGAAGCGCTGGAACAGCGCCGCGCGAATCTCCGAGAGCTCGCGCTCGGGGTACTTCTCATAGCGCGCGACGTAGGCGTGGTCATACTGCGCGTGGATCGTGCGGTCGCGCGACATCAGCGCGTCCGTCTGGTTGTGGATCCGGTACTCGTAGAAGAATTGGTTGCTCACGGCGTGGTCCATTTGGAATCTGCGTCTGGGTTGCGCTGCTTGAAGAGCTCGAGGCCGGCATCGTAGCGCTCCTTCGTGTTGTTGTGCTGATAGGTCGCGTCCCAGTTGCCCTTCTTGAACGCTGGGTGCTGATGCTCGAACTTGTAGAGGTGGCGCGCGTCGATCACGATGCCGTCCCGCCAGGCTCGGTGGCTGAACTCGTTGTCGGAGAACACCGACTCGTAGCCCTCGTGGAAGAGCTCGCCGCCCTGCTGCTCAAAGCGGGCGCGCGAAAGGATCGCCATACAAAGAAGCGGGCCGGTGCGGTGGCCGTCGTGGACCGCGATGACGATCGGCTCCTTCTGCAAGTCGCGATCCTCGACGAGCGACAGTAGCTTGGCGTCCCAGCCGATCGGCGGAACCCAGTCATCCGACAGCTGCACGATCAGGTCGCCGCTCGCCTTCTTGGCTGCGAGGTTCCAGGCTGCGACGCAGGAGCGCTTGTCCGAGACTACGCTCAGGAACTGCTTGCCCATCGTCACCGACTCCTTGTCGTCCGCGTCCACGGCGAAGACGTGCTCGATGCGGGTCGGATCTTGAGCTAGCCCGAGCCAAGCCTCGCGGCAGGCGACGGCCTTCGACGTGCGGCCGCGGGTCGCGTGGACGAGCGAGATGCGCGGATGATTGCCGAGATGAAACTGCCGCTGGAGCACGTCAGCCCGCGCTTCCATCCCAGCCAGTCGGAAGGCTCGCGCTGCCAGATCGTAGCCCGCCCAGCCGTAATACTTCGCCTCCGACGTCCACGGCTTGTCCGCGCCGATTGGCTCCTTGTGGCGCAGCATCTCTTCGGCCCACCAGCGCGCACGCGCTCCGTCGTTCTTCTCGAAGAGCAGGAGGATGATCGCGGCGTAAGCCTCGCGGCACCACGGGAAGACGGCGTGCGCTTGCAGCGCGTAGCTCATCGCCTCGCGTGAATCGCCGCAGAGCTTGGCAAGGTTCAGCAGCGCCTCGTAGCGGAAGGACTGCTCAAGGTTAGGAAAGCTCAGAGCGATCTTGCCGAACTGCTCCGCGGCCTGCCGATTTCCGGCGCAGAGGTGCTCCTGGTGGATGTAGAAATACTGAGTCGGCGTCTCCTTCACCGACTGACCGAGGATGCGGAGATTGCGCCTGCGGTTCTCCTTCTTGACCGACTTCGGCGCGTGTACCCAGACCGGCCGCGGCCAGTCCTCGTGCTTGTCGCCGGGGAGCAGCAGCAGGTTCTCGTGGACGTCGTGATGCCAGACGCGGCCAGCCTCGAAGGCAGAGCGGCGGATCGCGCGCTCGCGGTGCAGCTTCTTATTTGTCCCGCGGACGTCATACGGACAGCGCACCATCAGCACCTCGGGCGCGACCGTGCGGAGGAGATCGCGGAAGTCGTGCGCCTCGTCGAGCAGATCGTCGCAGTCGGACCAGACGATCCAGTCGCCGGTCGCCTTAGCGAAGGCCGCGTTGCGGGCGCGCGCGAAGGAGTCGACGTGGTCCCACTTCTCGGCGCCGTAGCCGTTCCGGTACTCAGCCCCGCGGAAGTCCTTGCCGTTCTCGCGGCACCAGGCGGCCGCCATCTCTAGGGTCGCGTCGGCCTCCTTCGCTCCGATAGCCCGCACGATGCAGAGCTCGTCGAACACAGGCGCGAAGCTCGAGAGCATCGCGATAATGTGCTCGGCCTCGTTGCCGCAGATGACGCAAAGTGAGACGCGCATTGCGCTGTCGGAACCGTCAAAAAGAAACCCGCGCCCCAGTTAAGGAGCGCGGGCGGCATCGGGATACCCGTCAGCCTTTAATCTTCGCTTAGCTGTACTGCGTCGCGATCAGTTCGCCGGCGTTGGTGTTGACCACCTTCTCGGCGACGTAGTGCGAGGCGCGCACGATGTTGGACTTGATCGACTCGTCGCGGTAGGTGAACACGCCGACCGCCGGGCCGTACTGGCTCCAGTTGAGCGTGAAGCCCGCGCCGCCGCCGAAGTAGCCGCCGCCGGACTCGGTGACGGAACCAACCCAGATGTAGGTGTTGGCCCAAACGTTCGAGCTCGAGAAGGCCACGCCCTCAGCCGCGGAGTCATAGGCCGCGCGACCGATCAGCACCTCGCTCACGCCGAAGACCTCGGCCGCCGCCTGGGTGGAGGCGTTGAGGATCGTGTCGCTCGAGATGCCAGCGCCGCGGAGGCGGTTCTGGAACTTCGTCGACGCGCGGATGCGGGTCCAGACGGGATACGGGATGACGACGCGCAGATTGCTCGTGGACTCACCCTTCGAGAGCAGCCGGTCGATCGCCAGCTGCACGTCCTCGCCTACGTCGAACGTCGCGATATTCGCGGTAGTGTAGGCGATGCCCGAGTTGGTGCTGGTGAAGTTGCCCGTGCTGAAGATCTGGCCGGCCACGCGGAGTTCGTGGGCGAGCAGGAGCTTCCGGCGGGACAGCTTGGCAGCGATTACCTCGGCGTCGAAGAAGCGCGAGACGTCCGCGGCGATCACGTCGTCGACGGCCTCTTCGTAACCGTACTCGAGCGCGGTGTACGTCTCCTGGGTGAAGGAGCGCGTGCCACGCGGGAAGGTGGAGTAGGGGTCACGCACCTTCACGTCCGACTTGAGCAGCTGGCCTTCCTTCAATTTGAAGGAGGGGTACTGCCCAGCGAGGACGGGGACGTTGAGGATCGGCATCACGCGCGTGCCGATCAGACCAGTCTCCCAGTCTTTGGCTTGCTCGAGGACGCCGGCGATGTCGCCACGGAAAA